GACACGGTTGCTGAAATCCTTGTAAATGACTACAACTTTACTCGCGTTGCGTTTGCCGATGCGATTAGGGACATCTTGTACGACATGAACGTTATAACTGCCTGCAGCCCTACTGGTCGTGTTCAAGACGCGGTTGACCGTGTTGGTTGGGACGAGGCTAAACAAGACACAGAGGTTCGTCGTCAACTACAGAACCTAGGTGTTGCCGCTAGAAAGCACATGGGCGAACACATTTGGGTTAAGACTGTGTTAAACAAAATATTTGAAAACCCATATCAAGATTATGTAATTACTGATGTTCGTTTTAAGAACGAGGCAGAGTACGTCAAGTCTTGCGAGGGTCATATGTGGCGAGTAGTTCGTCCATATGTTTTTGCTGTCAATGACCACATCTCAGAGGTTGATTTAGACGATTATAAATTTGATGCTTACGTTCACAACAACTCAGATTTAAACGTATTAAAGACGACGGTGGACTTCCATATGGAAGAGTTACGCCATGACATTCAAGGGTAAATTACTTCCTTATCAACCTGAGGCCGTTAACCTTATGTGTAAACGCCGCAAGGTTCTTGTTGCCTATGACCTTGGTTTAGGTAAGACGGTCTTAACTATTGCTGCCATTGAACGGCTTATGGACCAGAAAAAAATTACTGAGCCAGGTCTTGTTGTATGTCTTAGCAGTATTAAGTATCAATGGAAGAACCAGATAGAAAAATTTACAGAGAACACTTCAAAAGCTCTTGTCATAGACGGCACCCCAGCAAAGCGTCAAAAGCAGTACGCAGAGGCTATGAACTGGCGTGAATCAGGCGTTGACTACATCATCATGAACTACGAACAGGTAGTTAACGATTGGGATGTCATAAAGAATCTTCCTAGAGGTTTTGTTGTATTAGATGAAGCAACGGCAATCAAATCTTTTAAATCAAAGCGGTCTAAGACAACTAAGCGGTTGTCCGGCGCCCCATTTAAGTTTGCCCTTACTGGTACTCCTATTGAAAATGGAAAGCCAGAAGAATTGTTTAGCATTATGCAGTTTGTAGATGATTCAGTCTTAGGACGATTTGACATTTTTGATAAGGCTTTCATTGTTAGAAACGGGTGGGGTGGCGTAGACCGTTATAGAAATCTGCCCACGCTCCATGAAAAACTAAAAGAAGCCTGTGTTCGTAGATCACAGAAAGACCCAGATGTAGCACCTCATTTGCCTGACTCTATTCACAACGACCCAATAACTATTACGTTAGACCGCAAAGCCGCGAAGTTGTATCAAAAGATTCTCAACGATTTATTAGAAGACTTAGACAACGCTCAAAACCTTTTTGGTTCTGGGTTTAATATCTTTGCTCACTACGGGTTGGAATCTGCTCGCGGAGGTGAGGCAGACGAAATTCGTGGGCGCATCATGGCCAAGGTTGGTTGTTTAAAGATGTTGTGCGTGCACCCTGACCTACTACACACTAGCGCTCGCAACTACGACATGATGACCGGGTCTGGGTCTAAGTACGCATACGAGCTTAGACAAGAAGGTTTGCTAGACGGACTTACATCAGCTCCCAAGTTTGAACTATTAATTAAATACGTCCAAGAGTTTTTAGAAGAGAATGAAGATAACAAAGTAGTTATATTTGTAACTTACGTCGATATGTTAGAAAAGATGTCACAGGCCTTAGGCCCAGATATCTGTAGAACCTACTCAGGTAAGTTAGACGCTAAAACAAAAGAAGATAATAAAATCGCCTTTAATACAGACCCAAAGACCAGAGTATTAATAAGCAGTGACGCCGGAGGCTACGGCGTAGACCTGCCAGCCGCTAACTTGCTCATCAACTTTGACTTGCCATGGTCTGCTGGTTTAGCCACTCAACGCAACGGTCGCATCAAACGTGCCTCTTCGAAGTGGCCAAGTATTGTTATTCAAGACTTTTTAGTGGCTGGCTCTATTGAGATTAGACAGCATGAGATGCTCCAGCAGAAGAACGCTATAGCCAACGCAGTCTTAGATGGCGAGGGTATAGACGAAAATGGCGGGGTAGCCATGAGCGTGGGTAGTTTAAGCGGGTTCTTACGCCTTACCTCGGTATAATTTTAGGATGCCTAACGCGCCTAAGACCCCCACACGCACTATCCGCGTGTCCGA